CGGAGGAGTGGGCAAAGGGTTCTAACTAACTGAGCGTGCCGAAGCACTGTGTTCCCTAACTATCAGGCTGCTAGCAGGTTAAGCCAGCGGAGTTGGAGGTAGGAGTAAGGAAGGAAATTGGGGGCGAACCCAGACTTGAGACACTGCTCGCGCACTTTCATGCACCAGGCAGCGTACGTCTTGGGTCCGCTGTGGAAGGCAAGGTGACAAAGGGAGGTCACCACGTCCTGAAAATCTCCGTCACGCAACCACATCACCGATTGTTCGTACGTGTCAGGGTCCATTACAGGGTGAATGTAGATGGGCCTAACATCGTCCGGAACAAACCAGCGCTTGAGGAAGGTGACTTCATAGATCGTGGACGTGGGGGGGAAGTCCTGCCCTTTGTTCGCGGGGGTGACTACCAGGGGGGTGTGTTTCTGGTAGAACTCTCGCAGGAAGGAAGGGTGGATGGGGGGTTCCGTCGCGTAGATGACATCGTCACCGTACGCGAGGATGTGGAAACGGGAGGGAGAGAAATCGGGGTGTTGGATGAGGGCTGAAAGGACACAGATGTTGTTGATGATGGTGTTGAGGATGGAGGTGGCCACACAACCGGATGGGTTCCCCCCGATCATGTCGTACATGTGGTTGCCATAGATGTGGTGTGAATGGCGGATGGAGTGGATGTAGCGACCGACGCGGGGATCTCCGGTGATGCGGGTGAGATGTTGAGCAACAAGAGAGAAGACAGCAGAGGGGAGGGTAGCATCAAAACACTTGTAGTCCAGATCGTATACCTGGGAGAACTCACTGAAGGCGTAGAAGAAGGAAGTCCAGTGGACGTCTGGGTTGCACCCGACAGCACTACCGTGCTCGCCGGGACGCCCCTGCATGTAGTCTATGAGACCACCGAGGAGCATCCGGCCAGCGACGATAGCGTGGATCGGGGCGGCTTCGACGATTCTGGTTAGTCCCTGTTCAACCTTGTTTGTTGGTCTGAGTTCGTCCTTGAGGAAGGTGGAGTACACGTAATCCGGGTCTTCAAGTGTCTGATTGATTTCAGCTTGGAGTTCGGGTTTGGGGACGAACACCCCCGGCTCAGTCTCGTCAAAGAGAGATCGCCGGGAGCGCCCAAGGGTGTTCCAGGGGTACCCTGCAGCCTGTCCCATGTCCAGGCCCTCCATGTTTGGTGTGCCATGGATGGCCTGTTCCTGGGTCAGGACGGGAAGGGAAGAGGGGAAGGTGGAGAAGTAGAGGTCAGCAGCAGCTTCGAGACCGGGCCAGGGCTCGGTGACGTCGCCTTTGCCGTGTTTGAGGAAAAGCTGGGTGTCAAGATCAACACCCTCCTGCAGGCGGCGGTCATTCCGCTTGAGGGGGGCAGGTTGTTTCTTGATGGGGAAAGCACCGTAGGCGGGGGAGGGGTGCAAGCGAGACATCCGGTTGACGTTGACGCCAGGCCGGACTTCAGCAGTGGGGACAATGAGGGATTGTTGGGTGGTGGCGAATTGGGTGATTTGGCCGAGGATAGGGTGGATGGGGGCAGAGAATCCACTCGTGCCCGCGACCCCGGCAACGTGGAGTCCCAGAATCTTGACGCCAGAGGGGTC